CAGTAAATGATGTTATGGTTGGTAAAATAGAAAAATGAACTTTTTTTAAAAAAAATTAAAAAAAAACACGGTTTGGGATTTTATATACATATATATTAATGTATCTAAAATGAGATACAAAGTTTTTTGAAAATTGAGAAATCGGAAAGTACAGAGAGTAATTAACTCTGTATGGGATTGGCTGAATATTGGGTATACTTTAGAAGCCCAAAAGGCAATCACAGATTAGTTCGTGGTGAACCTACAAAGGTGTAAATCATTTGAGTAGTTGAGACATCAATAATCTAATGTACTTGAAGAAAAAACAATAGAAACGATTCTATTGACCTTATTGTGGGTAAGGGTAATACTGAAATCCCACTTTATGACTGAATAAACTAAACTCTGAGAGTTAAGGTACTGGCATAGAGGTTGTACTCGATTCAATGAGATTAACCATCTTGAGAATCACTTTCGTAACTGAAAGATGTTAGGTATAAGGTATAAAAAATCAGAGCTTCAAGTTGTGAGTAATCGTTAATCTCACATCCCCAAGATTTTTAGTTTCCACTATACTACAAACTTAAAAAACAAGATGGCCATTTTTTTTTATAAAAATGAAAATAATTTGTAATAATACAAAACAAGGTTATATTTATTAATGTATCGAGAAATGATACCAATAATAAATGACAAATAAACATAAACAAATAGGAGATAAATAATGGATTTAAATGCAATTAAAAAACGATTAAATCAGTTACAAACCACAAACAATCGTACTTCTAGTCTTTGGAAGCCACAACCAGGTAAAACTCAAATCAGAATCGTTCCTTACGCATTCAATAAAGATAATCCCTTTATTGAACTTTTCTTTCATTACAATCTGAACAATCGTTCATATCTTTCACCAATTTCTTTTGGTAGACCAGACCCAATCGAGGAGTTTGCTCAAAAACTAAAAGCAAGTGGTTCGAAAGAAGATTATCAGTTATCAAGAAAACTTGAAGCTAAGATGAGAACTTTTGCTCCAGTAATTGTAAGAGGTGAAGAGAAACAAGGAGTGAAGTTTTGGGGATTTGGAAAGACAGTTTATCAAGAACTTCTTTCTATTATCGCAGACCCTGATTATGGTGATATCACAGACCCTGTAAATGGTCGTGATGTTGTTGTTGAATTCCTTTCAGCAGAAGAGACTGGAGCATCGTTTCCAACAACAAAAATCAGAGTTAAACCTAATCAAACACCAATTTCAGATGAACCTGAAGTTCTTGAAGTGGTTAAATCACAACAAGATATTAAGGAAATCTATCAAGAGTTATCTTATGATGACTTGACTGAAATTCTGAATGAATGGTTGAATCCAAATGATGATTCAACAGAGGAAGAAACACAAGAAACTACTTCTTCTTCAGAAATCTCATCTGCCAAAAAAGTAAGTAATACTGGCGATGCGTTTGATGAATTATTCAATTCATAAATTATAACAATATATGGGAGTCATATATTGGCTCCCATTATTAACTTAAGGAGATTAGGATGGCATCAGTAAATGATGTATTGGCCGATACTCTGGCCGATAGTTTAAATAAAAAATTTAAAGATAATAAAGTAGCTTACTTTTTAGACGGGAGTGATACAACACCAACAGATATAAAAGATTTTATATCTACAGGTAGTTCTATGTTAGATTTGGCGATATCAAATAAGCCAAATGGTGGAATCGCTGTTGGTAGAATCACAGAAATCAACGGATTAGAATCAAGTGGTAAATCTCTACTTGGTGCTCATATGTTGGCAGAAACTCAAAAGAAAGGTGGAGTTGCAGTTTATATTGATACTGAAACTTCAGTTTCTCAAGAGTTTATGGAAGTGATTGGTATTGATATGAATAAAATGTTATACCTACACTTAGAAACCGTAGAGGATATCTTTGAAGCGATTGAAGAAATCGTAACCAAAGTTAGAGAATCAGATAAAGATAGATTAGTTACTATATTAGTTGATTCACTCGCAGCCGCTACAACCAAAGTAGAGTTAGAAGCAGATTTTGATAAAGATGGTTGGGCAACTGCCAAAGCAATTATTATATCAAAAGCGATGAGAAAGATTACTCAGATGATTGGTAGACAAAAGGTTGCACTTGTGTTTACAAATCAGTTAAGACAGAAACTTGGAGTAATGTTCGGAGACCCGTGGACTACGAGTGGTGGTAAAGCATTACCATTTCACGCATCAACTCGTATCAG